GAATGATGCGACTCCTTGATTATGAAACTTTTTGCAAAGTACTTAATGTATCATATACACGTGTTACTGAAGCCTGCAAGCCGAAAGACCGCAAAGATCTTATTACGAGAATGAAAGAAATTTCAATCAGTGAATTTGGCGTCAAACTTATTGATAGTACTACAACAAGCTGGATGGATGGTTACGTAGAAGATGAGATTAAATTTGTGTCGTTTTTACTAAAATATGTCGGAGTGTAATTGATGGGAAATTTAGCAGTTAACACACAGTTAACGAAATGGCGTGCTGAAAAAGAGAATCGTGATGGAACTGGATTCACGTATTATCAATGTCAATGTCCTCAGGTTAGAAATACCGGACCTTTATTGGATCATTTGTACGGACTGTGCTATGCCCCATCGTTAAATCGAATATGGTTTTGGGACGAAAAGGATGAAGACTCTGAATCGATTAAATTAACATGTGATTCTTGGGACGAGGCAGAAATGTTGAAGAAGATGTTGACAACTGGCAAATCCCATTGGATGGAACCGAACAATGAATAAATTTTACTTCACACTGTCGTCTAATCATGGTGGACCTGGTTGTATCGAGGTATTGGCTCAAGATTATATGTCGGCAAGAAAGACAATGAATGATCTGTACGGCACAGATTGGGCATTTCAATATGATTCGTTGGAAAAAGTACATATAATGGACAGGGATATATTGGCTACGATTGGATATGGTGAATGAAAACATATGTAACGAGTGATTTACATCTAGGACATAGGGGCGTGATGAATTTTTGTCCTGAAACTAGATCTAGATTTAACAACGACGTGGAATACATGAATGAAACTATGATTTCTGAATGGAACGACATTGTCAAGCCAGAGGATACAGTGTATATTCTGGGTGATGTTGCCATGATGTCAGCATCTAAGGCTGCTGTTCTGGTCAATCGTTTGAATGGAAAAAAGGTGTTGATTATTGGAAACCATGATCGGAAAGCATTGAAAGATGTCAACTTTCGAAAGTGTTTTTCAGAGATCCACGAATACTTAGAGATCACTTACAATGGGACTAAGGTGTGTCTATTTCATTATCCGATAGCTGAATATGTCCAGCAACATAGAGGGGCAGTGCATTTTCACGGACATTTGCATAACAATTTATCTGGGTTAGAACATTATAGGGTGCTGAACGTTGGATTTGACTCAACAGGCGTAATAGTACTTGATATAGAAGATGCAATATCGAGGGCGATGAAAGGTAGGATAAAAGGGCATCACGAAAACTGTGATGAAAGTTGTTGACAATGTTTTAATATCGACGATTTTGTCTAATGAGTTCCAAACGCTCATATAGTTCTATTTCGTCATTGAATCTGTCTAATGTCGGTCTCATTTCCCATACTTTTCTAGAAAGCAACAAAATTTCATGATTTTGGTCGATCACAATATTGACAATTGTGCCAAAACCGATATAATATTGTTCAGAACAGTAATTGGTGCGTTGCATCATAATATTTATTCAAATTACGGAAAAAGGTTGATTATGAATCTAAATGATGAATTTAAGGAACCACGGGACATCGAGCATTATATCGAGCGTGGTAATATTATTACAGAAGGTGTCGTCAGGAAATATGCAAGACTGACGAACTTAGATGTGTGTGACGCAATGAGATCGTTGAAATTCATCGGATTACGTGCACAAGTACAAAGTGCCAAGACAATTGAAGATTTGAAGTCTATCATTTCTGAAATGATTCGGTGATTGTGCTATGGTGATTAACGACTATGACACCATTAAGCGATATGCCGAGCATTTGACCAATGCGTTAAATCCGGAGAATATTACTACGGAATCTGCGATAGATGCGGCTGAAAAGTATACACTGAGCAATTACGGAGGAAAAATAAATTGGCTACATGAGGGAATGCTTAAAATAGAATCAATACACATCGATGACGATGACTGTAACGAACTTAATTTGGCTCAATTCATACTAAAATTTGCATGAAGTATATTATCAGTAGCCCCGAAATAGTGTCCCGATATCAGCGATCCTCACCAAATATCCACGGACGTATTTGCCGGGCATTTGAAGATTACCGTTCAATGGTTTCAGAACAATGTTCTGTAGAATATGGAGGGAAAATAATATGGAATCGACACTGCGCTACGGTTGTCGAAAGCATCTGCTTCGATGTCGAAGAGGATATGGTGAATTTTCTCTTAAGGTTTGCCTAACCATGTGAAAAGTATAGTAAAATAGCAAGGCACGATGAGGCATGCTATTTAATGCAGCACAAGAAAAATTATAAAGAACTGCGCAACGGGACTAATCTAATATATCTATGGTACGATACCAACGAAGCAGACAGATGTAAGCTTGGCGAAACATTCATGAAGGACAATTCAGATCCTTCATTCGAACAAACACAAGCTGCGGCATGGTCTAGAATAAGAGAAGACTTAGGAACAAGAAAATACCTAATCGCACAAGGTAGAATTAAACTCATCGGTGTATGGGATGTTACTCATTGGGCTATTGATCTTGGAAAGCATATTCGTGGTTCACACGCATACATGGATGACCATATTCGCAGCAAGATAGGACATAGATTAGAAGGTTCCAGAGAATATCATGCGGCATCAGCTGATTACATTAAAATAAAGATTGAAAAGCTTTTAATATCTCAACATCAGCCTTTGCCAGAAGTCAAATTGTCTTCTGCTCAATCGGAAGTATTACACGAAATTGTCACTAATGTCAATGCCGGGAAAAGAACTTTTTTAGCAGAACTGTGCCCTAGATTTGGTAAGACTATATTGACTGGTGCTTTGATATCGGAGTTAAACACTCAATTAAACATCATTGTTAGCTATATTCAGACTAGTTTTGCATCATTCGAGAGAGATTTGACTGGACACGATCAATTCAGAGAATACATTCACGTTGATACATCTTTTGCCGACTATCAAGAAAAGATAGAAGCTGCGTTAAACGATGGGAAAAAAGTAGTTGCGTATCTTAGTATGTGTAATTCTACGTTGAGGCAGGGTAGAATTGATTATTTGTTTTCTAGAGAGACAACGAAATTAGCATTTGTCGATGAAGCGGACTATGGTGTACATCGTTCTGGACAGGCAGACCCATTAATAGATTCCAGACAGCCACATGACATAGTCGTCTTGGGCACCGGTACCAATGGCGACCGAGCAGTGGGAACTTGGGACATTGATCATATTGTGTCGTACACATATCCAGAATTATTGATGACGAAGCGGTTGACGATTGCTGGAAAAGTGAAGAAAAAGAAACTGCATAAGAATTTTAAGATAGATCTTAATAGAAACTTACGTTATGTAGATCTTGAATTTTACCAATTATCACTGCAGTCTATAATTGATCAGACTAAGATATTGGATGAACCATTTTCAAGTGATTTGTTACCATCTTGGACTAAGTTTGCATCAGATCCTGCAAAAGCTAAGGGATTCTTTACGAATATGATGACATCTTTGTTCTTAGGACAAAACGGTAACGATGAAACAAACTTAGATCTACAAACTGATGATTATAGATATGTTGGTAAACCGAAAGTATCGATGATATTCATGCCTGGTAATATGAGAAATGAAATGTTGATACAGTCCGCAAATTATGCACAAGAATGCTTGCCAAATTACATAGTTAAGTCTATATGCGGACTCGAAAATATCACAAATAGAACCGCCGAATTAGAAGTCAGAGAACTTATAGAAAAGTGTGAAATGAGTTCCAAAAATCTAATTATAATGGCAACCGGTATGGCAACTAGAAGCTTCTCTATTGCAGAAATAGATAGGTTGTTTTTGGCATATGACGGTGGCGAACTCGCCTCCACCATACAAAAATTGAGTAGGGTGTTGACGCCTGGTAGTATGGATAAAATCGGTAAGGTATTTTCACTATCATTTGACCCGAATCGACTAGATGCGTTTGCCCCAGTGGTATACGAAACTCTCAAAAATTATAGAAAAAAGAATAGTGTTAAGCCTATAAAGGAATCAATACAGGACATTTTGAATACTATAGATATATATCGATGCACTAAATCCGGTAGAGTGAAAATGACTGTCACTGATTATCTTCAAGTGGCTATGCAAAGAGATACTATTAGTAGGGCGATTGGTAAATCGATTGATATGTCAAGACTTACGAAATCTGAGATACGACAATTGGCTAATTCCTTCATCGGGTACAGGACTATGGGAAAAGAAGAAACCACAGCTAAAGGAAAGGCAAAGAAAGCATCTGACATTCAGATGATAAAGGCTCTTCCGGACTTTTCGCAGAAAGAACTAAACAAAGCACGGGAAGCTATCATCGGAATCATCGAAAGTGTTGATGTACTTATTGATGGCACTAATTCTAAGACTCTGAAAAAAACACTGTCCGAAATATCCAATAACCCCGATTATATGGCCACGGTACAGGAAGAATTTGGTGTGGATTTTGACGTGATACTAAGTATCTTTAACAAGAATGTAGTCACGTATGACGAAGTTGAATTACTACATGTGAGGTAATATGCCACTTAAATCAAAATTAAATACATCCGAACTATCGGATAAAATGTTAGAACATATACCAGATTCGATTTTCGAATCTAATAACACAACATTTTTCGACCCATGGATTAATGGTGGGTTTTTAGCAAGATCGATTGAATGTAAATTGCGAAGATTTGGACATTCCGATGACAACATATCATCTAGAGTTTTTGGAATGCACAACAGGCAATTGCTGTTGAATGCTGCGGTTAATCGTTGTGATTTGGTCGGCAATTATTATGTTGGAGACCTTAACACGCAAGTATCGAATCTGTATGACGTTGTTGTCACTATGCCACCCTTCAATGATGTCTCTAGCTTGGCAAAGCGAATGAAATCTAACCCGAATGTAACAACTTCTACAGACGGCGGAAATGCTTATTATTTAAAATATGTAAGTACATTTTATCGAAATTGTAAGAGTTATTTTGCTGCGGTTATGCAACTCAATAGATGGTTTGATGGAAAGCATATGAACTTTAGAAAAAAATCATTTGACAATATGGGATTATATAGAGCGGAACTTCTATCTAAAACATATTATAGGGATACTAATGCTAAAAATTTGTCGATGTTTCACTTTATGCCAAATAGAAACGGAACAGCAGAAGTATATATAAAAGGAGAGAAAGTGAGTACAAGTTTACCGAAAGACCTTACGTTTGATTCATCTGAAAAGATTAAAATGAAAAGACTATTGTCATCAGTGCCAAACATCATAACCAACCGAATAATGGTATTGTCAGCCAGCAGAAAAAATAGATCAGATATAGCTCCACATTTATCTAAGAACAGGACGTCTACGCATAATGTTATGTTTTACGAAACTGCAACGAACGTATCGTATATAGATGATTTGAGTAGTGCCAACGATGATTACTGTCAGCAATGGAGGGTTGGATTTAGTGAAATAACACATCCAAATACCATTGGTAAATTGGTCATATTGAAGCCAGGTGAAACATGTTCCGCTAGATTGTATTTTATAGTCTGTGCCGATGAAATTGACGCTGACAATGTTCGTAAACAACTTAGTTGCATGGAAAAGTACTGGGAGTTTGTCAAGAATAGCAACACGAATTCCAGACAATATATTCAATTTGTGCCGGATGTCGGAATTAACATTGACTCACTCATAAAAGATGGTTGGAACTTAACAAACGTCGTGCAAAAGTCTGATTATAGTGAAGAGCAGATGTCGTTCGACTTCTAAAACCTGTTAAAATAACGCAATCAAAATAATAATAAAAATATGCTTTGTACTATAGTAATAGAAGATGAAACCAACTGTCAACTCAATGGATTAGACGTAGCACATAGACGAGAACTGGTGAAGAAATTTAAATTTGAAAAGCCAGGCGTAAGACATACGCCTGCTTTCAAGCTTGGGAGATGGGACGGAAAAGTACCGTTTTTCAACTTGGGTGGAATGACTTACATCAATCTTCTTCCTAGAATAATACCATTACTCACGGATTGGGGATACGAGATAGATCTTGTTGATAATCGTGATTATAACATCGACTTTGAATTTGACGCAGTTGCAGAAGATACATTGTCGGATAGATGTTGGCCAGATGGTCATCCACATGCAGGTGAACCAATCATGCTCAGGGATTATCAAGTAGCTGCTATCAACGATTTTCTCAATAATTTACATGGTATTAACGTGCTAGCTACATCCGCCGGGAAAACTTTAATAACTGCAGCATTGAGTAAAACCTGTGAGAAATATGGTAGAACTGTAGTCATCGTTCCGAATAAATCTCTGGTATTACAAACAGAAGAAGATTACGTTAACTTGGGACTAGATGTCGGTGTATTCTATGGTGAGCGCAAAGAGTTTGACAAGACTCACACGATATGTACATGGCAAAGTTTGCACTCACTGTACAAGCAAACTAGAAATGAAGTCGCCGACATTTCCATATATGAATTCCTAGAAGGAGTAGTCGCTGTTATTAACGATGAAACTCACAACGCCAAAGGCGATATGTTATTGGCACTACTTAATGGACCATTGGCTAAAATCCCAATACGATGGGGTCTTACTGGTACTATACCAAAAGATGAATATGCACAAGTGTGTCTGACAGTATCCATTGGAGAACAAATTGGGCACCTTGGAGCAAAAGAACTTCAGGACAAAGGGGTATTGTCTAGCTGTAAAGTCAATGTATTACAGCTAATAGATCACATGTCATACAGAGATTACCAATCTGAATTGAAATACTTAGTTACGAATACAGAACGACTGGATTATTTGTCGGATCTTATTTCAGATATTGCACAATCTGGCAATACATTGGTATTAGTTGATCGAGTGGCTACTGGAAATCACTTTGCCTCTACCATAGAGGGTTCTATCTTCTTGAGTGGAAAAGATAAGACCAATGACAGAAAAGATGAATACGATTCGTTTAAGACGGAAGATGGTAAGATAACAGTTGCTACCTATGCAATTGCATCTACTGGTATATCGATTGTTCGAATCAAGAACTTGATATTGTTAGAAGCTGGAAAATCATTTGTGAGAGTGATTCAGAGTATTGGTCGAGGACTACGTAAAGGATTTGATAAAGATCACGTGGATATTTGGGACATTACGTCTGACTGTAAGTTCTCGAAGAGGCATTTGACGCAAAGAAAGACGTACTATAGAGAAGTAGAATACCCATTCACCGTACAAAAAGTTGAATGGAGACGATAAGGGCACATATGCATATTTTAACAGTAAACAACACAGCGTATTCTTTGGATGACATTCCAGAGCAAACAGAAGAAACCATTAGATTCTGCGTTTTAGACAATTCTGATTCAAAAGATCCTGATTATTTTTTCATACCATTAATATTTCTAGAATCATTTAACGCACCGGCAGTAGTACTGTCTATTGGCGGAAATACTATAAAGATGCCAATGGATTGGAGTATATTGATAGGTGAAAAGGATCACGGCGATCTTGAAGTTATTCCTTTGACTGCCATCAATGACAGAGGATTTAGTGCATTTTGCTTCAACCCTATTTCTGGGTTTAGACCAGATTTTATGGAAGTTGATGTACTCGACATTTATCAGGATGTAAAATGGTATTTTCCTAAATTGAAGACCGGACAACTTCTGGCGGTGCCACTGAATTCCACAGATGAAAAGCCTATGTGTGTGTATTTTATCAAGGACGTGAATAGATTGTCTGAGATTATTGATTATCAAAAGGTGTGGTAAGTTATGGCAATAAAACCGTACTCTCCCAATTTAACAATTTCGTCTCATCAAGGGGCAATTGATAGAAAAGACAAGCAATTTTTCGACAAATTGTCCGATGAGGAAAAGAAGAAATTGGCACTATATGTAGTCATGAAGTATGCAGCTAACGTAGATGGCGATCCTGATCTGCAGCATTATTACTTGTATGCAGTCAACGAACATGTCAATAAGAATTTCTTTGATATCAACAAGCATCCAAAACTTCAATGGCTGTTATTGTCAACAGTCAGTCCCAATATCGGAAAACAAAATCACTATTGGATTCCTACTAAAAAGAATGAATCGTCGTCAAATGTGATAAAATTCTTGCGAAAGATATACCCTAATAGAAAACGGGATGAACTTGAACTGTTGGCGTCTATCATGACCAAGAAAGAACTATTGGAACTGGCAGACGAGTACTGTATTGATCACAAAGAATTGAAATGACTGACATAGAGCAAAACACATGTAAGTATTGTAAGAAGACTTTTAAGAAAGAGTCAACACTGTCAGTGCATATGTGTGAGAAAAAGTTGAGATATGTACAACAGAACGAAACTGGTGTTCGTTTTGGATTTATGGCATATCAACGTTTTTATGAATTCACGCAAGGAAGTTCTAAAACTAAAGACTACGATCATTTCGCAGAATCTGCCTATTATAATGCGTTTGTGAAATTCGGTAGATATATGGTAGATATCAAGTGTATTAACCCTAAATCTTTTTCAGAATTTGTCATAAAATCTAATCAAAAACTAGATTATTGGTGTAAAGATTCTCTATACGATGAATGGCTTTATACATATCTTCGCCGAGAAAATCCGGATGATACGTTAGAACGAGCGTTCGAATGTATGCAGAAATGGGCTGACAATCACCAACCGGCACCATTTAATCATTATTTTATCCATTGCAATAAGAATGTTATATTTCTAGATATTATCGCTGGTAGATTATCTCCATGGATACTATACAATTGTAATACTGGATTAGAATTTTTGTCTAAATTGAATGACGCTGACGTAAATTACATTTATAAATGGATTGATCCACCGTTCTGGCAAAAACATTTCACAGAACAGGTGGCTGATACTGAATTGATGAAGAGTATGTTAAAAGAGGCAAAACTATGAGTGATCATTTTGATAGTGATATCGATATCGATGTTGCCGATAGAGATAAATTACTAAGCATAATAGATCATATACCTGCCAGTATGAAAAAATCTGGAATAACTGTAAAACATAATTCTGGGGTATATGTTACCGATATTCCCAAGCATCCTATTAGGGAATTTGCTTCTATTGACTACGAGCAGGCAGAGGAACGTGGATATATTAAGTTAGATATTCTGAATATGAGTGTATACGAATATGTCAAGTCGGAATCTCATCTGATTGAACTGATGAGTACAGAACCACCATGGCATAAGCTGTATGATAGGGAATTTACTGAAAAACTAGTACATATCGGAAACCACTACGACACTTTAATAAAAATGCCAGAACCAGTGAATAGTATCCCTAGATTGGCGATGTTCCTGTCGATTATTCGCCCTGGTAAACGACATCTTATCGGAAAAACTTGGAAACAGATTGCAGAAACTGTGTGGAAACAAGATTCCGACGGTGGTTACGTTTTCAAAAAGTCACACAGTATTAGTTACGCACATCTTGTGGTAGTTCATATGAACCTCGTCAATGCTATGTAATCGCCCTATAACGAGTTAAATCTTGTTAATGAGGGTGATAGACCGACGTTTGCTTTTTGATGCAGCTACGTCCTTTAAACTCAACTTTGGACCGTATTTAATGTCTACATCTTTAGTGACTAAAGTGCGTAAACATGGACGAAATTCTTGCCATTCTGCTTTCAGGAACACGTTGATTGGTACTATTCTGTTACTTTCCCACCACCAATTATCGCCGTATTCTAGAAATTTCTTCTTAGACTCCACTGTCTTAATTAAACTGTAATCGTATAATGTGGTGACAATATCTCCGGTATTCTGGATAATGCCAATGTAATCCATCCCTCCGTATACAATATAGGTTAGGAACGGGAATTTCTCTAAAAGTTCTTTAATATCGTCCATTAGTTGATAAATACATGATAGTTATATTTATCATTTAAAATTTGAGTAATCGATGCAAACTAATCCATTCTATATTTACGACAATAAAATCGATGTTCAGATTACTTTTGACCCCTTAACTCCGCAAAGGTATAAGCCAGTGTACGCAAGAACAATAAAAGTATATAAAGGGGTTGACAATCAACTCAAATTCGTGTGCAAGAATTCAGATCAAAAAGCACAAAACCTAACTGGAAAAACAGTACAGTTTAACCTACTCGATGATAACACTGGATCTGTGTATTTTACGGTAGATTGCGATACCACAAATGCAAATGTTGGAATTTTGACTGCCACCATATCAGAGAAAAATTTAATCGATCTTACCAAGATATCATACAATTATTCACTGATGGTGACTGATCAAAATGACCAATCATATGTAACATATACCGACGATGCTTTCAATGTAAGAGGTCAAATAGAAGTATTATCCGGACACTATCCAGAATTTAAACCAAGTGTTAATGTCACTATTCCGACTATTTACTACGCAAACCTGCACCCGATAGTATCTTCGACTGTTCAATCTGACTTACCGACACATAGAAATAATCTACATACATCTCAATTTTATTTTGACAATTTCACTGGTAATGTTCAAGTTCAGGCAACGATGGATAATGTACTTCCTTCTGGAAATACTAGTCCGTCTAGTTATTTCACTGTAAGCACGTTGGATTATGCTGACAAAAATGGTACAGATTACCACAACTTTCAAGGTGCATATTCATTTGTCAGATTTGTAATTAATCGACAGCCAACAACTTCCGGCAATGTAACAACCATATTATACAGATCATAAGGATATATCATGCGTATTGAAGAAATTCTAGAAGCTATTAAGAAAAAATCTGACCCATGTTGGGATGGGTATAAGCAGTTAGGTATGAAAAACAAATCTGGGAAAAAGGTACCGAATTGTATACCAGAACAGGAATGCAAAGATCATATCAGTCCATCTGGAGTAAAAACAAACATGTGCCCTGATGACGACGACTATGACATCAATTATGGAAAAGAAGGTTTGGTTGCAAAAGATAGAAAAGATCGTAATGTCGATGTTAAAACTGGCACCGTCAAAGAGTCTTTGGAAGAAACATACCATGGCAACGAATTTTTTGAACAATATGGTCTAATAGAAGCAATTTTCGAAGAAGCAGAATATCAAGGAAGAAAAGTTCAGCTGAACAAGCCTATGAAGGGTGATGTTAAGAAGTTCAAGGTGTACGTGAAAGATCAGAAGACCGGCAATGTCAAAAAGGTAAATTTTGGTGATCCCTCCATGGAAATTAAACGCGATGATCCAGAACGTCGAAAAGCTTTTAGATCACGTCATGGTTGTGGCACACCAAGAGCTAGTGATAAAACTAAAGCTGGTTATTGGAGTTGTAGGATGTGGTCAAGCAAGCCAGTGAGCAAGATCATACAGGGCAAGTAGACAAAACTTCAAAGACTCGCGTAATGAACTATGTCACTTAGTGATATACTTTGTGGCAATAAAAATAAAGACACGTGAGCACCACTACACCATATACGCAGATCTCAAACTTCACTGAAAGTTTATGGAGAATCGGCAGAAAAACTAAACAGACAATTGGCGGATGGATATCCGGCAATGCTGTGTGCTGCCAACATAACGGTGAGACACAAGACAACCGTGGCAGAGGCGGAATCATCTCTAATGGAGATGGCAGTATAACATATGCATGCTTCAACTGCAATTATAGAGCATCGTACATACCAGGACATACACTTAGTATTAATTTTCGACGACTGTTGCGATGGATGGGCGCATCAGATGCTGAAATCGAACGTATTATTATTGAATCACATAGAATCAGACAGCAAATCGATCCGTTTGATATTCAGCCTATTCAGCGAGATATTAGTTTCACACCAGACTACGATGCTATTGATCTTCCGGAAACATTTGTGTCATTTAAAGACATATTCACCTTGTTGGAAAATAATCCAGAAGATGTTCCGATAAGCGCAATCGATACGATTGAATATGCAGTAAGTAGAAACTTAGATCTAAACAATTATGAGTACTATTGGGATGCTTCCCAAGAATACCCACTGAAGAATAGACTCATTGTTCCATTCTACTGGGAAGGTAAATTGGTCGGACATACGGCAAGAACCATGGAAGAAGATAATCGTGTGAAGTATATGAATCATATGCCTCACAATTTTGTCTTCAACATGGACAAGCAAAGTGAAAAATCAGAATTCGTGATAGTCACAGAAGGAATATTCGATGCAATTGCAGTTGATGGCGTCGCAGTGATGCATAATACAGCCAATGACCAACAAGCAAGATTTATAGAATCACTTGGCAAGGAAGTAATTGTTGTACCAGATTTTGACAATGGTCCTGGTAAAAAATTGATTCTAGATGGAATAGAAAGGGATTGGGCAGTATCTTTCCCTGTATGGCATGAGACATGTAAAGACATAAATGAAGCAGTTGGTAAATACGGAAAGCTATTCGTGTTAAAATCGATAGTTGACGCGGTAGAAACCAGCCGTCTAAAAATAAGACTTAAAACAAAAACAATATACGGGTCAAAAATATGAAGCAGGGAAAAACAATTGATTTTGATGCAAACGTTCAGAAATTATTTCTGGAAATTATGGTGCAAGATGCATCATCTTTCGTGCGCGTTCAGAACATTTTTAATCCAGAGAATTTCGATAGAAGTCTACGTGCATCTGCGAATTTTATTAAAGAACACGTGGAAAAGTACACGATACTTCCTACTAGAGATCAGATAGAAGCGGTGACATCCACCAAGCTTTTGAGTTTGGATGGATTTGGTGATAAACATACTGAATGGTTTTTGACGGAATTCGAGCAATTTACTAAGAGGCAGGAACTTAACCGCGCCATCTTAAAAGCTGCCGACATGATCGAAGAAGGTGATTATGAGCCAGTTGAAAAGTTGATTAAGGATGCAGTGCAGATATCTCTTACCAGAGATCTTGGTACAGATTATTTTGCATCACCACGAGAACGTCTATTGGAGATTAAGAACAATAATGGACAAGTTAGTTCTGGCTGGCCATCACTTGACAAGAAGTTATTCGGTGGTATGAATAGAGGTGAACTGCAGATATTTATGGGTCTACCCGGTACAGGTAAAAGTTTGTTCAAACAGAACCTTGCATTAAATTGGCTAACACAAGGTCTCAATGGTGTTTTTATTACATTGGAACTTAGTGAAGGATTATCATCTATGCGCGTTGACTCGATGGTAACTAATACACCGACATATGATATCTTCAAACACTTAGATGATGTTGAATTAAAGGTGAGAATGGCATCTAAAAAGATGGGAAAATTTTATGTCAAATATATGCCAGCACAGTCAACTGTCAATGACTTCAGAGCATATCTAAAAGAATTGATCATCAAGAATGAATTCACTTTGGATTTTGTCATGATCGATTATCTTGATCTCATGATGCCAGCTACTGTGAAAGTTAATCCTTCTGATGTTTTTACTAAAGATAAGTACACATCTGAGGAATTAAGAAATTTAGCAAAAGAGTTAAATGTATTATGTGCCACAAGTTCGCAGATTAATCGTTCCGGCGTTGATGAAGTCGAGATCGATATCTCGATGATGTCAGGAGGAATTTCAAAGGTGAACAGCGCAGATAACGTATTCGCGATATATACATCACGTGCGATGAAAGAAAGAGGCAGGTATCAATTGCAATTATTAAAAACACGTTCCAGTTCTGGTGTTGGATCTAAAGTCGATTTGGACATCAATGCAGAGTCGTTGCGAATAACAGATCCAGGCGAAGATGCCCAAGGAACACCTGGACAAATGAGACCACAAATTGGTAGTGTGATGAGTCAAATAAAACCAACTGTTAAAGTGAATGTAGAGGCAGATATAGATGAAGACACGGGAGAGATAGATATGCCATCTCCAAAAGCAACTATACAATCGTCTCAACTAAAGCAGATGTTGAATAACTTGAAGAATAATAATTCCGAATTATAGAAACTACGTTGGTGTTAAATGCCACACAACACGCAAACACGCTAAATATATAAGAATCTCAGGATTATTGATTTGGAACCATCTAAAAAGACAAGAAGGCTACTAGACGAACTCGACGAAATTCTCGTTAGAAAAGACCGAGAAAGCGTAGTCGAAAGTAAGGCCATTCATGTCATTCACAGTGCGATGAACCTAATGAATTATATTAGGGAAAATTTTTCACAAGATGATGCGGATGATCTAGAAAAGCGTCTATTGAACAGTATACGCTCACACGAACCTGAAAAATTTGTGCGTGGAATACGCCGCATAAAAAATTGCGTAAGTAATGGTGACCAAAATGAAGATTAATGAAGTTACGTTTAAGCATGATTTAAAACAATTGGAAGAAGA